AAGGCGTGGTCCAAGGACCGGCTGGCGCCGATGCTACGCGACAGCCCGGCGCTGCGCGGACTGGTGAATGACAGCCGCACGCGCGACAGCGGCAACACCATCTACCACAAGACTTTCGAGGGCGGCGCGATCACCATGGCCGGGGCAAACAGCCCGGCCTCGCTCGCCTCCCGGCCGATCCGCATCCTGATCTGCGATGAGGTCGACCGCTACCCGGCTTCGGCGGGTGACGAAGGCGATCCGCTGGCGCTGGCGCAGAAGCGGACCACCACCTTCTGGAACCGCAAGGCGGTGCTGACCTCAACGCCCACGATCAAGGGCCTGAGCCGCATCGAACGGGCCTGGGAGACGACGGACCAGCGCTTCTATGAGGTGCCCTGTCCGCACTGCGGCGAGATGCAGAAGCTCGAATGGGGCGGGAAGAACACCGCTCACGGCATCAAATGGACCCAAGACGAGAAGGGTCAGCACCTTCCGGAAACGACCGTCTACATCTGCGTCAATGGCTGCGTCATCGAGGAGCGGCTGAAAGGCGAGATGGTGCGCGCCGGACGATGGCGCGCAACCAAGCCGTTCTCCGGGATCGCCGGCTTCCACATCTGGGCCGGCTACTCGCTGCACACCAACTCGGCGTGGCCGATCCTGGTCCGCGAATGGCTGAACGCGAAGGATGATCCGTTCACCCGCCAGGCGTTCATCAACCTGGTGCTCGGCCAGGTCTACGAGGACAGGGGCGAGCGCGATCTGTCAGAGCTGGGCCTGCTGCGGCGCTGCGAGGTCTGGGCCGGCGAGGTGCCCGCTCAGGTGGCGGCACTGACCGTCGGCATAGACGTGCAGGACGACCGCCTGGAACTGGAGGTGGTCGGCTGGGGCCGCAACGAGGAAAGCTGGTCGATTGCCTATGAGGTGCTCACCGGCGAGCCGGAAGGTCCCGAACTCTGGGCGCAGGTCGACGCGTACCTGAAGCGCCGGTTCCGTCGCGCCGATGGCCGCGAGTTCGAGATCATGGCCGTCTGCATTGACTCAGGAGGTCATCATACCCAGCGGGTTTACGAGTTTGCCAAGGCGCGGCTCGGGCGCCGGATCTGGGCGGTCAAGGGTGAGGCAGCGCAGGGCGGGCGGCGGTCGCCTGTGTGGCCGGTCAAGCGGCCGATGTCGAAGACCAAGCAGACGTTCAGGCCGGTAATCCTGGGCGTCAACGCGGCCAAAGACACGATACGGGCGCGGCTGCACGTGCAGGAGCCGGGGCCGGGTTACTGCCACTTCCCGGCGGATCGCGACGTCAACTACTTCGCGCAGCTCGTCGCCGAGCGGTCGATCGTGAAGGAGACGGCCGGCCATCGCTACCGGGTGTGGGAACTGCCGCCAGGGCGGGCGAATGAAGCCCTCGATGTCAGGGTTTACGCCTACGCCGCGCTGTGTGGGCTGCTGCACATGGGTTTCAAGCTGAACCGGCGGGCGGACGAGGTCATGGCGGCTACGGCACCGGTGGTGCCGCCGCCGAGTGCTGCGCCGCCGGGTGCTGCGCCGCCGGGTGCGCCGGTCGGGCCCGTGGTGGCGGCGAGTGGACCGGTTCAACGCTCGCGGCTGGGCCGAATGATCGGCCGATAAGTTCGGGTGGACTGACCGAACTGCGCACAGAACAGAAAAGGATCAGCGACCGCGATGTACGGGTATGGGTGCTTCGATCAGCAACGCACGATCCTGGCTGGCGTCCCTCGCGCGACGCTGGTGATCTGGCAGGGCCAGCTCCAGCAGGCGATGATCAACCTGGCATTGGGCGCCAACCCGTTGTCGCTGTCCTATTCGCAGGGCGACGGCGGCGCGAAGTCGATCACCCACAACATCGTCAGTCCGACCATGGCGAGGGGCATGCTCGAGCTGGTCAATCGCTGTCTTGGCCTGCCGCCGACGCGACGCCCGATGACGCCGTTCTACCGCTGAGATGACAACGCGCTGATGTCAGGCGTGCAAGCCCCCGTGCGCATCCTCGGTCCTGACGGCCGGGCGCTGCCGCCAACCCGGCGCCGTGCCATGGCGCTCCAAGGTGGCCGAAACACGCCCTACGACGCGGCCGATAACTACGGCCCGCACATGGCCGCCTGGCAGCCGTACCTGTGGTCGCCCGATGGCGAACTCAATATGTTCCGCGACCGGATCGTGGCCCGGGTGCGGGACGTGGTTCGGAATGATGGCTGGGCCTCCGGCGCGGTCACCCGCATCCTGGACAACGCGATCGGCGCCAACCTGCGCCCGGTCAGCAAGCCGAACTGGAAGTGGCTGCAACTGGTGTCAGGCAACCCGAGCTTCGACCATGAGTGGTCGCGCGAGTTCGGCCAGGCGGTCGACGGCCATTGGGACGTGTGGGCCAATGACCAGGCCAGGTGGTGCGATGCCACCCGCAACCAGACCTTCAGCCAGATGGCGCATACCGCGTTCCGCCATTCGCTGATCGACGGCGATGCCCTGGCCGTCCTGAAGTGGCGCCGCGAAAGTCAGGTCCGGCTCGGCAAGGCCCGCTATCATACGGCCGTGCAACTAATTGATCCTGATCGGCTTTCCAACCCGCAACTGCGCTTCGACCAGCAAGCCCTTCGGGGCGGTGTCGAGGTGGACGAGGACGGGGCCGCCGTCGCGTATCACATCCGCAAGGCGCATCAGGGCGATTGGTTCTCGGCCGCGCAAAGCGTGTCGTGGGAAAGAGTCCCACGCGAGACCGACTGGGGCCGGCCGATCGTGGTCCATTACTACGAAAACCAGCGGGCCGGTCAGCATCGCGGCGGGGCAGGGATCTTCACGCCGGTCCTGCAGCGCCTGAAGATGCTGGTCAAATACGACAGCGTCGAGCTGGATGCCGCGATCATCAACGCGATCTTCGCGGCCTATGTCGAATCGCCGCTGGACCCGCAACTGGTCAAGGAGGCCATGGGCGGGGACGAAGGCTTCGATGGCGTGAACCTCAACGGCTACCAGAACGACCGGGCGCTCTGGCACCGCGAGAACGGGATCATGCTGGGCGGTGCGCGGTTGAGCCAGATGTATCCCGGCGAGTCGATCAAGACAGTGACGGCCGCGCGCCCGTCGACCAATTTCAGTCCGTTCGAGGATGCGTTGCTGCGCAACGTCGCCTCCGGCCTCGGCCTGTCGGCACAACAGGTGAGCAACAACTGGTCGGACGTGAATTACTCCTCCGCCCGGTCCGCCGCGCTCGAGGCCGGCAAGACGATGGACCGCCGCTCCCATGACTTCTTCGAGGGCTTCGCGGTGCCGGTTCGGGCCGCGATGGTCGAGGAAATGACCCTCATGGACGACTTGCCGCTGCCGGTTGGCGTCGACCTAAGCGACGAGCTGGGCCACGCCATGTTCACCGCGTGGCGCAGGGCGTTTCTCCGCTGCACGTGGGTCGGGCCGCCGAAAGGGTGGGTCAATCCGGTCGATGAGCGGGCTGGCGCGATCCTCGGCATGGATGCCGGCCTGTCCACGCTGGAACAGGAATGCCTTGCGCAAGGCACTGATTTTGAGGAGGTTTTGGCGCAGCGTGCTTACGAGATCAAGAAGTTCGATGAATTGGGCATCCCGCGGCCGGAATGGGCGGGGCTCTATTCGGCGGTAACGGCGCCGAAGAAGGGTGATGAGGCGCCGCCGAAGGCCAAAGAGGCGAGGGCGGCATGAACGATGATACCGCCCTCTACGTCACGGCCGGTCAGCGCGTGTGCTTCACCTATACGAACTGGCGGGGGCACACCGCGGACCGCCACGTCGAGATGAATGCCGTGTACTGGGGCACGACCGAACATCATCCGGAGCCGCAATGGCTGCTCCAGGCATTCGACATCGAGAAGAAAGAGCATCGCGTCTTTGCGATGCGCCACGTCAAGGATGTGCGGGATGCCGAATGAAGCCGCGGCAGCAGTCGAGGACGAGGACGAGGAGTTTCTCTCGATCGTCTGGGGCATCCTGCGCGTTCCCGTTGCCTGCACGAGCTGCGGGAAGCCGACACGCACGCCGAGCTACTGGTCTGGCGATCAGCCTTCACCGCCGATCTGCGGCGCCTGCTTTCGCATCTCGATCTACGGGCACTGAATGATGACACGGGTGCATAAAGCGCATGAGGTGGTCGAGCATCTTTGCCGAGCCTGGACGGACAAAGAGCAGGCCCATGTCCAATCCGGCGTTATCGTGCGTGAGCTGGCCCGCTACGGCTTGTTGACCAACGCCGAGCTGGAAGGTTCGGTGGTGATCGATTC